AAAGAGTTAGAGTGTATGTTCCCAGAAGTAACCGAGGTTCATAGTAACCATAGCTCTCTGGTCTATCGAAGGGCTATCAAGTATGGTATGTCGAGGGAGTTCCTTCGACCATACGGAGAGTTCCTTGGAACAAAGAAGTGGAAGTGGGTGGATGATTTGACTTTGACTATGTCGAATGGGGAGGATGTTCACTTCACTCATGGCAAGTCAGCGAACGTATTGAAGATTGCACAGAGCATGGGGATGTCTGTAGTGCAGGGTCATTACCATTCTAAATTTAGTCTTGAGTACACCGCGAACCCTCAAAAACTCTACTGGGGGCTCCAATGTGGATGCCTAATAAACCAGAAGTCCCTGGCGTTTGAGTACGCCAGAAACTTCCCTAATCGTTTCATCCTAGGATGTGCTATTATTGTGGAGGGAGTCCCTCACTTATTGCCTATGGTTCTTAACAATAAGGGAGACTGGATTGGTAGGGTTGTCTGAGATAATCTTGTAAGTGGTAAGTAGGTGGTCATAGTACCTCTTATGATTTCTCTTGAGATACTTGATGTCGTATAGATACGACTCCCATACAGAGTCTACTTCCTGGGGACTGCTGTATTGGAGCTTGTCGTATATGTGTTCCCACTTGTCATGATAATTTATCATTCTAAAACTCCACTATATCTTCGCCAGTCAAAACAAACTGCGATGGAGTTATGTACTCTATAGGCTTGCCTCTATCCTTAGCATAATCTATCTCAGCCATTACGCCTTCGGATAACTGCCAGCCAGGAGTGCATAGAACGTAGAGAGTTTGAGCTACCTCCAGGAAGGGTAAGTCAAACTGCATCCAGTCATCAGTAACCATAACCATAGGTTCTACCTTTTGTATGGGATGATGATGCACGATAGGTGAGTATACGTTGATACCCTCAGACATCATCTCCCATGCTTGCCTCACAGCCATGCGGTAGTTCTCATTCCTATCTTCTTCGGATGAGTCGCCACCGAAACTGTATGGGCTAGCAAGATACTGGATTGGTTTCTTAGTTGTTGGTCCCAGTACAAAGCCTCTGGTTTTCATGATGGATTTATTTATCCACCCCTCAGTATGCAAAGCATCGAGGTATCTTTTGGCATTGCTTGGGACAGTCTTATGATAGTCAGCGACCTCACGAACAGTCGGGGCTATGCTATGCTCGTTGATATAACCTTCTACATAATCATAGATTTGTTTTTGTTTTTTAGTCAGCATCATAGGCTCCCTTGTTTTCGTTATTGACCCACATAAAGTTATCACCAATCGGTATTGCTTTCCTAGCTTGTTGAGGAGATAGCATCCAACAAAAGAAATTCATCTTGGATATCATCTGCTCCGCTTCAGCAAGTATCTCTTCCTTGGTTCTCTCTGGCTGTTTTACCTCGCTCTTTAGATGAGTAACATACAGAAACTTTATGTCATGGTTTGCCTTGGCATCTTTATACAATGCCCATTGTAGCTCATGACTCCAGCTCATCTTGCTCGGCATCCTCAAGGTAGTTTTTAGGTCAACGACTAGCCCCGACTCTGGGTATACTAAGTCAAGATAACCTATTATCTTAGCCTCCCAGTTATATCGACCACTATGAAGAGTCGTCTCTATCATCTCCTGCCCTTGCTCTGGGAACGTAGGCTTGCCAAAGTCTTTGAGTGCTTCGTAAGCATTGTTAATTATCTTAGGGATGTATTCAAGTTGCTTGTTGTGGCTAGCATCTGAGTAGTGCCTGTCGGCATTATTGTATTCGACCAACGCCTCAGTAACTGCATCCTTTATAGATACCTCATCCAGCAATGCTTTGACTAGCCACCTCTCACATACGTTGCCCCGATTCATCGAGGCATTGTATGGGTCCTTCCAGCCTAGTCCATATCGACAGATAAAGCTGGGCAAGTCATTCTTGAATGTTGATATCTTACTCGCAGAGAGGTGTGGCTTGAAGCCACGCCCCTCATCAATCCACTTCTGGATACCATTAAGATTCCTCATCAGCCAACCCTCTGCTTAAGTCAACCAGTATATCATAGAGTGATTCTTGCTCTGGTGTCTTAGTCTTGTTTCTATTGTTTTGTTTCCATTCTTCCTTGAAGTCCTTTATCATATCTGAATGTTTCAATAGCCAAGCTTGCCTTGCCTCTGGTGGGGATAGCTTGCCCACCTTCTCTTGCTGTAAGGCTTCGAGCAGATACTCGCAAGGGTTTTGGATTATGTCAACTTCATTATCATCAGCAACATTCATCATAAATGTTTTGAGCATTGCTGTCTTGATAGCGTAGCTTACCGCTTTGCCTGGTCCCTTATCCATAGAGTCCATGCCATAGCCTACATACTTGCCTACGCTGGTCTGCTCACCTGTATCGATATCAGTTAACACTAGCGAGACAGTCGCAGTAGTTGTCTGACCATCCTGTGTAGTTCTCTCGACAACAGGCATACATAGTAACCTATGCTTTTTGCAGGCTATCTTGACAGCCCCTGTTACCTTCCAGTGAACCACTGGCTTCCACTGTAAGCGGTTGCCCTTGGCTTCTTCCAGTTTATTGTTAACACTATTCTGGACCTCGAATATCTTAGCCCATAACATCTGAACCCTCTCGGACTTAGATGGTTTTACTTCTTCCGTATGTGTCATGATTATACTCCTTGTTCTTCATGAAAATGTCTAGCCAACTTATCTTGTTCCTTCCTATGCAAGCTCTCAATGATATTAGATACCGCTTGATTGTATTGCATATACAGTTCAAAGATTTCGGTTGGCTTGTTATACTCAGCCATCATCTGCTCGATGTCTGGCTGTTTGCTCTTGATTAAGTTTTGTAGCTGGGTAATTAAACCCAGCCACTCCACTCTCTGTTTTACCTCAGCTACCTCGTTATACGTCATAGCCTTGGCTAGTTCGAGAACCTTGTCATCCATTGTAGCCACCCCAGAACTCATTGAAAACGTGGGATAGTCCCTCGTTGATGTACTGGTCTAGCGTACAAGCTTGGACACTCGGTATAACATTCTCGCTCATGAGTTCACGATGCTCCTGCATCCTGCTCTCAAGTTCTTCGAGACTGTCGCACTCCGAGACAATGCTCTCAGCTAATTCAATGAACAGTTGCTCCTGCTCATACTCATCGTAAAGTAATTTATCTGACATGATTTTTCCTTTCTGGTTGTTGTCATGATTAAGATATACCACGGATATATATATGGTGTCAAGCATTGTTCTATAGGAACCAGAACAAAGCGATTGCCATAGCTATACCCCAGGCGATGATAGCAAAGACACTTCCTATCAAAGCGATGGCGGTTAGTAATTCTATTTTAGCTTTCATACTACCTCCCTTGAGTTTTAACTGCATAAGTTTTGGGGCTAGTCTTTACCAGTCTCTGGTACTTAGTACCCCCAGTCCTAACCCAGTTACCAAGACCGAAGCGTATAACAATTCTCAGCTCGTTGTCTGCTAGATTGCTAACCTTCTTCATCTTGATAACAGTGTCCGCCCCGCCCTCAATGAGGGGCAAGACTTCCTGTAAAAACAGGCGTTCTTTTTGTACTATTTTCATAGCCTCTCCTTCCGTAGTTGTTGGGGGACCGAAGCCCCCCTGTTCTTAAGATGACCACTGCGGGACGTGGTTCAAGCCTGTTACAGTTATTGCATCTAATGACTCATAATCTTCTGGGGTCATGTCGAGCATTACTGTACCCGTCTTGCTCTCCCATGGTAATAAATGCTCGAGGGACTCGGGCTTAGTTAATGGGTATGCTATCTGGACTCTCATCTCGCCACCATCTGGGGCATCTTGGTTGTGAGGTATAGCCATCGTTATCGGATAGTTTATCTCATCCATTAGGATGTCCTCATAGAAAGCTGGCTCGATACTTCTATTGAAGTTACGTTCGATAGCCTTGTCATTGAGACGGATGATGTCCGCCTTGCTCATGAACTTAGTCGTAGTAGTTTGCATAATAATCTCCTTATATGCGGTTGAGAATAAACAGGATAGTCTATTCAATATACCCCACCGAGTTGATGGGGTATCTTCAAAAGACTACATCCAGTTCTCTAGGTTTTCACCATCTTCCGAGATGTACTCAGTCTTGGAACATTGGTCTAGGGAAAAATCAAAACCCTTGTCATCTGACAAAACAATGTCCCAATGTAACACAGGGTAAAATTTGGTATCACCTGTATGACTTGTGGTAAAACCCTTATTGATAGACTTTGTTTTCATGGTAAGTTTTGTTTCCCCTAAAACTTCAAGAACATTAACAAATATAATTTCATAGTGCATCCCATTGCTTCCTGCACAACGTGAAAATTCGTTCATGACTTTCATAAGCTTGATGCTTTGTTGAGTTGTTAATTTCCAATCAAAGACTGAAGTTTTCATTTGTTTATCCATTGCAAATCTCCTGTTCAATTAGTGATGCCGCCATACGACCATACCTACCAGGCAAGGTCCAGCATACATCGTTGTCAATTAGATACTGCCAAGCTTCAATCTGAAGCTCGGCTGTAACGTCTACAATTCCATCAACTATATCCATAGCTGTAAATACATCCATGCTCATCCTGCCACCGTATCCAAGACCATGTTGTTCTTATAGTCTTGGACCTCTCCAGTGTTGACATTTTGGACATACCAATCGTAGTTCTTTTGGAATAGCCTGTAGCCATAATCAGAAATATAACCGTTCATTCTCTCCTTAGTAGTCTTTGAGAACCAACCGCCATTGTTGAGTCTGATAATTCCAAAGTTATGGATATGGGTAACAATAGTCGTAGCATGGTGAACCATGTAGGTAATGTTATCGTCCATGTTTCTGGTAATAGTAGTTTTGTATTTGAAATTTTTCATAGTAATCTCCATTCGTATGTTTCGCTGGTACTGCCAGCTCATCAGTCCAGGCGTACACCTGGAGACATACTGCTACGCCTACTGCCATTTCCTGCTCGCTTCGTAGCTTCATGTGGGGCTTCCTCTCTCATTCGAAACTCATCTAGGTTTACCAATCGTTACAAAGGGACCTTGAGGGGCACTAGGTTTTATTTATGTAAAGTTAAAACCACCAAACTATCAGTCATAAATTTTTGAACCTCACTTTCGTATGTTGTTTTCGTATTGTTCATGTATTAATTTATAGATATCTGAGATATAGTCAAGAGATATTTTTAATTATTTTTAAAATCATAGTTTATTAACAGGGGATAACTCATGTAAGTTACTGTTTTTAAACGATAAAAAAAAGGAAAAAAAAATGAAAAAAAATTTAGAAACTATGTTCTTTAAGCTACCTGGGGACCTAAAGAAGGTACTAAAAGAACGAGCGGAACTCGAAAGAATTACGCTAGCAGGGCTGACTATATCCTGTATAAAAACTGGGTTGGCTCACCGACTCAACACCGCCAGCATTGAGGATGCTAAAATAAATGAACTACTCCAGGGGGCTAGAGTCAATGAGTAAGATAGAACCAGATTATTATAAACAAAATAAGGTCCAGACTATTGACGCTATCGAGAGTCAACTCAGCCCCGAAGAGTTCAAAGGATACCTCAAGGGTAATGTC